CCATCGTTTGACGTTAAAACGTCATACCAGTCGATGTCACGCTTGCGGCGCTCAAACTCGTGGATTGCGTCAGTAATCTCAGCCCGCATCTCATCGTCAACACGATAGAGGAAGATGCGAAGCTCATTGCCGCGATATAAGACGCACACGGCGCCCCAAGTGTAGCCGGTACACATTAGCTGGCCCTGTAGCTGTATCGGGCCTCTGTGAGGCGCTGGCACGTCCTCCGGCGCGTTGCCGGTGTTCTTTGCCTCCAGCACGCCGAGGCCGGTGGTGTCAACGCTACCGCCCTGCGGCACATAGATTCCGTTTGCAGGATCGTGCGTGAACACCTTCCCACCTATCGCCTGACCGTCCAGCGAGCAGGCGAAGGGCAGGTGATCGTGGAAGACCGCCTCATCGAACTCTGTCTCCAGATGCGTCAGAGACAGGCGCTTAGCCCCTTCGGTAAGGATGATGTTCTCCAGAGCATCTCCCCACCTCATCGGCTCGCTCTGCTCAAGGTAAGTGAGGGGGCGCCCCTCCGATGCGTCTATGGCGCGTTTGAGCGCCTCATTAGGCGTAGCGTATGGGCTACGGTTAAGGATGACGGGCAGTACCGATGCCGTCACGATGTCGTCTGGTGTCTTCTTACCGACCATTAGTTTGTCTCCTTGCTGAAAATTTCGTCGAGTGTCTTGTCTTTGTTGCGATGTATTCTGCCTGTCACAGCTTTAACGCTTATTCCAAAGTGGTCGCCTATCTCTTGGTACGTTCTGAATGTCTTGCCTTGCAGAACATATGTCCTGAAGGGCTTCGGCCTGCTGTTAGGAATAAGCGGCGTGGTAAGCGCCTCCTCTAAGGTCCAGCCGTAGTTCAGCCTGCTCATTACGGAACTCCTATTAATGCCATAATGCTCAGCCGCTTGCGTTATGCTGGAGAACATCTCGCCCTGCACTGTCACCTCCTTTTGACAAGGATACCTTTTAATCCTCTCCTCTACCTCAAGCGCCTCTTCCAGCGTCCAGCCATTCCGGTGATAGCGCTGACGGAACACGTTATCGCAGACGCCATAGTGTCGGCACATTTCCCTCTCGCTAGAAAACGTCTTGCCCCTAAAATCGAACCTGTTCCCTTCACGCTTCGGCCAAGGCGGCGCGGGGTCGAGGCCTACTGCCTCCCGCAACGTCCAGCCCTGTCGGCGCAGGCGAACACCTATCGTCAACTCATGAACTCCAAACGCATCGGATAACTGGCCGAGACCGTAGTATGATTTGCCATCGACAACATACTCCTTTTTGTATTCGTTGAACGCACTGACAGCGCCGCCCCTATTCTGGTTGTAGCCGTTTGGGGCGAGGGTGTTTCTTTCTTCGATCCAGTACATCTCTCGCTCGCGCAACTGCTCAACAGTTTCCGTCCGCTCGATGACCTCGAACTGAAAAGCCTCTCGGCCAAAATCTCTGATGGCCTGCCATATTGAGGCAGGTCCGCCTTGCCCCTTTCTGGCTGAGCGGAAGTGGCCGTCCTTTCTGTCAGACAGATACCTCCTCGTGGTACACCCCACATACTGCATGCCGTTGACCGTGTTGGTTGCAAGATAAACAATCATCTCCCTGTCTCCGATTTGTTTGCGCGCTTGAACATCAGCGAAAGGTGCAAAACCTTTTTGCCGTACCACAGACGCATGTAACGGCCCCTAGAAAAGCCATAAATGGTGAACTTGGTATGGCGCTTGTACTTCTTCCAAGCAAGCACCTTGATTCCAGCAAATACCCATTCGCCCTCACCGAGTTCTTTCCAAGGCCGTGGCCAATCATCAGGTATATCCAGCTTGTTCCTTTTCATCTTTTAATCTCCCTTCTATGGCCGCCCAGCCGCGATAGCTGGGCGGCTGGTTTCACTACTCTGCCGCGATGACGCCTTCGAGGCGCTTGGTCTTGGCTTTCCAGATACCGGCCTGCCGCCGGACGCGGTTCATCTCGGCGCGGTGTTCGCGCTTGATGTTGACGATATTGTCTCGATCTTCTATCAGCGCTTGATGCAGGGTTTCGTTCTCTTGCCGCCACGCCTGAATCTGTCGTTGCATATCGTTTACACGGTCAGCCATCTTGCGGTGGTTGGCGCCAGCCTCATCAACGGCGAGGCGAAGAGTGGACAGCAACCGGACGTAGTCCGGAGTTACATCCGAGCCGGTCATGATGCTATTGTCCGCCTCATCGATGATTTTTTTGTACGTTTCGATATTCATTGGTCTCTCCTTTTCTAGCGATTGGCCTTAGCGGTTTTGCGCGGAAGGCGTTGCAGTGCGCGGCTTCCGTCCCCCCATTTCCTCACATCATAATGCCGGTTAAGGGTGTTAATCATGCCGGGGACGCTACTTTCCGAAAAGCGCAGGCGGCGGCTGATCCCTTCCACATCAAGCGGCCATTTCGGCCCCATCTTCACAAACAACTCATAAAGGTCTCCAACCGCCTCGGTCAGAACAATCGGGTCTTTATGCCGAGTGATATATTCCTCCTTGAGCAACATTCCGTTCTTTACGATTGCCTTGACAACGTCTTGCCTAACATCATGAACGGCGCCAAACGATGCGCCTCGGCCTCTGGCTGGGCAAAGACTATGGCTCCAGCGGAGCGTCTTTTTGTTGCGCCATATAATGATCGGTGTGTAGCTGTTTGCTCCAGTGACCTGATATAGGTCATGAGCGTGACATTTGATAATAAGTGGCATTTTGGTTCTCCTTTTCTATTGACCAAAACGGGCGATCAGCGCCCACCAAGTGTAGGACCGTGAGGACTCTACGCCGAATACCCACAGCCAGTCGATCCAGCCGAGGGTGAAGACGGCCACTAGGGCCGCCCCCAAAATATCGTCAAGCCGCACGTTCATAATGATCTCCCTTCTGTTGTGTTAGGGGCGGTTTCCCCAGACCCGCCGAAGCGGGTTTCGGCTGATAACCAGTCAGCCTCGTCAGTGGGGTCTCTTCACTTTCTTGAAACTGCCGTCAAAGCTGACGACCAAGTCGTGCGTCTTGTGGCATTGGCATCCCTGCCTCTCCTCGCCGCAGTCGGCGCAAGGCGTTGTGTAGCGCTCGACCTCGCTGTCGGTGGATGGCGTGAACACCGCCTCATCGTTCTGGTTGTTGACCCAGACGGTCTCACAACTGCCGTCCGCATACTGAACGACACCGTCAATGTGCCAGTCCATTTGATCGTCAAATAAAGTCATAGCAGTCTCCCTTCTAGGGCGGGGCCGTTAGGCCGCCGCCTTCCAATTTGCAATCTCAACCAAGCTAGTCATCCAGTCGTTGCGCTGGACAACTTGGATTTCTGTTGCGAGTAAACCACCAGCGACATCGAGCATGCCAGCGTCAGCGAGCGCCTTCCTGTTGCGCGAGGTGACATCAACGGCAGAGTCGAAGCGCTTCATAGCGTCAGCCTCCGAGCCGTATTCTCTGACCTGAAAACAACCCTTTGAGTTAAAGAGGCGAAATTCGTAAAACATAGCAGTCTCCCTTCTAAGGCGGGGCCGAAGCCCCGCTGGATTAAAAGTTAAAATCGTATTTCTTTACAGGGCGCTCGGACAAGAAAAAGCGTCCGTATGATGGGTTGCGCCACGCGCCGTTTTTCTGAAGGCGCAGGCGAACCACCGGTGCATCGGGGTTGCGAGTCACAACCCAAGCCTTGCGCTGGTCATCGTTGTTCGTGCAGTGGAAGGCAAAGCCGCCGCTAACCATCTCCGGCCTCCAGTCTGACGCCATCTCAGCATTCATCTCGCGAACCTCAATGGTCTTGTCGCTGATGACGCGCACAATCTCAAACGGCGTCACGTCTGAATAGCCTCTCAGGTTGGCGAACCCCATTTCAACCGGAACTACCTTGCACTCCAACTTGGCGCCTGCGGTTGCTGGATTTTCGCTGAACCGAACCTCACTGCGCTTCGCAACAGCAACAGCATCGGCATATGTGTTGTAGGTTTTGAAGCGGTCAAAATGTTTGTGGGCGCCCTCAGCGTGGGTCATTGTTTCCTCGATTGCATATTCAGTAACGTAAGTCATCGGTGTCTCCCTTCGATGATGGGCGGGGCCGTTAGGCCGCCGCCTTGTTAAAGCGCTTGAGAAAGGCGCGAAGCTGACGCGCTTCCCGAATGTAATCGGGGTCGCGCTGGTTGTACGGGTCGTTGCAAATGTCGAGGCGGTTCTCGGCCTCGCGGATGATGGCGTCATCAACATAACGCTCATTCACCTCGGCAACGATGCCATCG